TAGAGCGCGAGCCTTTTTTCAGCGAGGACAGTACGGGAACCTCGTCTGGGTCGATACGATAAATTACGTCGGCGAGGGATTCCCGTGCGCCAATCGCATTTGCGGTGGATACAACAGCCATTGTAATGGCTCCTTTCGCGTATTAGCCCCGACGGGCTACAAGCGCGTCCAGAGCGTCATTGAATTTGCCGGTCTTGCTGAGTTTCTGCATCGCTTCGCGTTGGCGTTTCGACTTCACAGGCTCTGCAGCGACAGGCGCTTTACGTTTCACAACTCGCGGCGCGGTGCGCTTCTGCTTCGTGTCCGTGGCTCCCTGCTGCATTTGCTGGTATTGCCAAGCAGCACGAAACACCGGCAGCATCCGGGCGTCGTTAAGTTGATTGATTTCTTCGGCGGTAAATCCTGCGGCGAGGGCCGTGTCTACGATACCTTGTCGCTCGCGATTTAACGTCTCTGGGTCAGACCACTCAGGCATTAGTTCCATCGCGCGCTGGGCCTGGTGTTGGACCTGCTGCTGGAACGCTTCTGCCTGCTGCTGATGGATTTCCGCGAGCTTTTGCTCCCGTGCTTCCTGCAGGCGTTTGATCTGTAGAAGGGCCTTTGGATCGGCTTCGCTCAACTGGGCTTCTTGCTCTGGTGTGAGCTGGCTCGCGGCTTGAACGGCCTGTAGTTCCTGTTGCATTTGCATCAGCGTTTGCTGGTAGGTCTGCAACTCGGCGGTCATCTGGTTTTGCAGGTCACGCGCTTCTTTGGCCCGTGCTTGGGCCTCTTTGAAGCGGTTCTCTGTTGCCTCCCTTTTTTGCACATTTTCGACCACATCGTCAATGGCAAGGGTGCGCTCTTCGCCATCCACCACGACCCGCATCTGCCAAGTGCCGTCTTCGGCTTGGATCAGTCGTTCGGGCAGTTCTACGGTGTCTGGTTCTGCCGTGGCTTCAGCCTCAATTTCTTCGGCCTGCTCCGGTTCCTCAACGTCCTCCGCAGCAGTCTCAACCGGCGCATCAGCGTCCAACGCTGCCGGTTCGACCTCGGACGGCGGCTCGACTGGCGTTTCTGCCGGTGCTGCGTCCTGCGCCGGTTCATCTGTTGGGGCAGTGGCGCGGATCAGGTCCAGCGCTTCGGTCATGCTTAGGGTGGTGTCGCTCATTTTTTGGGTGCCTTATCGTCATGCTCTAATTTAGCTATTCGATTTTCGAGTTCACGGCGGATTGCTTTGATCGCGGTTATCGCGTGATACGCCTCTCTACGGGCTTCATCGTCCGCCGCAGACGACGATTCAAAACGCGCGATTGCGCGCTCCCGCATGGTGCGTTCGATTTCGATCCAGACGTCGCTGCGAAGTAGCTGCTGCGCGCCCGCTACAAATTCGCGCTCGTTCATGCAACGCCAGGGATATTCGTGGATACGGCTGAATCGCCCATGGCGAGTTTCGCGCGGCGGAGTTCAAGCTCGACCGACATTTCCTGCTGCTTGAGGGCCAGTTCAGCTTCGAGCTTTTCGCGTTCCAGCTGGTGGTCAGCGATTTGCTGTTCGCGCTTCAGCTGGATTTCCGCCTCGAACTCGGCCCTGCGCTGGGCGACTTCCGGGTCTTCCTTGGGCGGCTGCTGCGCCTGCATCTGACGGAACTCTGCCAACTGCTGGTCGGTCGCGAACATTGTATCGACGTCTTTGATACCCGCCATCATGCCAAGCCGCCGTACCGTGGACAGGTACTGCTCGACCGACACGACCGGGTTTTCGAGGCCCAGCTCCTGCAGGATTTCGCGCTGTAGCCCGGCGATCTGCTGTAGCGCGGACATGCGCTCTGCGTCGCGGCCGGTGCCAAGGCCAACGTCGATGTCTACGTCAAATTTAACGTCAATGCTGGCCGGGTCGATTGCTTCAAACATGTCGCCGCCTACGCGGACCTGCTGCGGCCCGTCGAGGTGCTTAATCGCCAACTGCAGCAGCAACTGCGCCATGGGCCGGATGCCGGTTTCGGCGATGGTCCGCGCGATCATAAGCGCTTTGGCCTGCCCGCCCTGTATCGCGGCGTTGACGCCAGCTGCGGTCGTGGACTGCAGTGCGTCCGGGTCGAGGTGCAGATTTTTGCTGCCGGTGCGCTGGTCGCGGACCTGATCCATGTAGTTAAGCAGCGACATGCCTTGCGGGCCGACTTGTGGCACTGGCAGCGGCTGCACCATGCCCGGCGCGTCCATGCGCACGATACCGCCGGGGCGGGACTGCAGCATGTCGTCAAGGTTCACGCGGCCTTCTACAACCGCGACACGGGCGTCGTTGGTCAGGTACAGGTTGTCCAGCACGCCGCGCAGGGCGACGGACTTCACGCGCTGAATGTCCGTGACCATTTCGGCAACGCTGCGGCCAACAAGCCGGTGCGGGACGCGGATCGGGGTCGCGCATACGAACGGGGCGCTGTCTACAGGCTCGACGTCCAGAACGTGGTTAGACTGGCCGATGGTCAGCACCTTATGCAGCGTCGGAATGCCGGTTTCGTGCATATCCAGCGGCATGTAGGATTCGACAACGCGGACCAGTTCGTTGTTGCGCAGGGCGTAGTTGTGCGTGCTGCCGCCGTCGATTTCGTCGTGGCGTACTTGCGTTTCCTGTTCGTCGAAGCCTTCGCCAAGGCCAACGTGGGCCTCAACCTCGTCGCGGTCGTAGCCCTGCGAGACGAGGTCGCCGACGGTCTGGTAGGTCCGCATCGCCAAGAACGTGGCGTCTTCGACCGACGTGGCCTGCGGGCTGAACAGGAAGTCCTCCGGGGCGACGTTCTCGATCTTAATGCGGCTGTCCCGGCGGGTGCGGCGCAGCTGTACGTCAAAGGTTTCAAACAGCGCTGGTTCGGCGTCCGTGCTGATCGACACGGCTTCCAGCACTACGACGTCTGGATCATCGGCCAATGCAGCCACGTCGAGTTCGGTCAGCCCCTCGTAGGTTTCGACCGCGTAGGTGATGTCGGTGTCAAAGAACGCGCGCGCTACGCCGGTCTTATACAGCAGCGCGTCTTTAATCAGGTCGCTAAGGATCAGGTAGCCGTTGTTCTGCGAGGCAAAGATGCTGTTGACCAGCACGGTTGCAGCTTCCGCTTTGCTGGCGTCGTCGGGGTGCCGTGGCAGGAAGCGGAAGATTTCGCCGGAGCGCATGAACACTTCCAGCAGCGACGACATAAGGTGTTCGACCACGTCCGCCACTTCGGTCGCCACGATAGACGACTTGCCGTCCGGCACGGTGTTGAACTGTTTGCCAAGATAGAACTCGGTAGCCTCAATGCGATCTGCGGACAGTTCGCTGTCGCTGTAGCCTATCGCGGCGTCAAGTTCAGCGCCTACGCGGGCGCGGATTTCCTCGCGGTCGAGCATGTTAGCCGCAATACTTGCCGGACTTCATTTTGACGCCCTTGGTGCCTTTGGCTTTGGATTTTCCGTACATATCAACAGTTCCACTTCTTGCGTGACCAGTAGTTGGCCGAGAATTTATCGGCTGTCCCTTTGATCCCACCGGAGCGGGCGCAGTAGGACGCCTTGCGTTTTGGCTGGTCTTTCTTGATCGACATATTGGGGTCGCCGAAGCGCACCAGCCGGACTTCGTCGCCCTTTTTCGCAGCCACGACAAATTTCTTGGACGAGCCTGGTTCGGCGCGACGTGGTTTATTGTAACCCTGGAAGGTGATACCGCGATGCTTAATTGCCATAATCAGACGTATTGTTGCCCATTGTCGTAATTTAATGTCTTACCATAGGAGCGGTGTCGCCCGCTACCCGCCTTGGCTGCGGTGCTGGCAAACGTCAGCATCAACGCGTCGGCCAAGTCAGGGCTGCGCTGGCCCCGGCGTTTCAGCTCTTCCTTCGACTCTACCTTGAGTTTACCGTTTGACTGGAACTTGAACCGTGGCGCGGTTAGTTCGGCCTGCAGTACACCGTCGTCTTTGGGCAGGCTGCAATCGCGCTGCTCTAGCCACTCGCGGCACTGGAACCACAGTTCGTCGCGCAGGCGTAGGTACTTCTGTGACAGCGCAGCGGACTCGGCCACGTTGATCCCGCGTACCGGCACGAAGTCCATTTCCTTGAGGCGGTCCACGACGCCAGCGCCAAGGCCAATCACGTCTACAAGGATTTCGGCGGGGCGGTCGTCGTAGCTGCAGGCGTCGAACTCTTCCAGCACGATGCCGCAGATTTCCATTAGGTCTTTGCCCTGCCACGCCTTGATCGGCTCGACCAGGCTGTTGCCACGTCGTTTGGCTAGAGCAGTCCGGTCGCTGCCATAACGCGCAACGTCGAGGCCCCATACCGGTCGCAGACCCTGTAAAGGTTCCACGTCTCGCGTGAGCGCAGCTTCAACCAAGTGTAGGGGTATGATCGTGTCATCGTCCGCCTCGGGGAACAGCCCGTAGACGCGGACCCGCATCTGGTTGGAATCCTCGCCGTACTGCTCGCGCATTTCTTCGATAAAGCCGGGGCGGACGTAATCGGCGTCGGCGCACGAAACCGTCATCGTGGCCCAGCGATCTACGTTTTTGTTGAACGCGTCGTAGAAATACCCGCTGCTACGGGTCGGGTTGCCGCACATGACGATTTTTGCGCCCGGCGTGGATAGCGACCCCTGCCCGACTTCGAAGATAATATCAGGAATGCCCGACGCTTCATCTAGGATGAACAGCATGTTTTCGGAATGAAACCCTTGCAGAGATTCGGGGGAATCCCGCCGACTGGTGCGAGCCACTGCGTAGGATTCGCCGCCGCCGCGTAGCGAGATTTTGTCGCTGCGGAACTCCAACTGCTCCTTGAACGCGGGGTGCATCTGCCGCGCCCAGCGCGCTACTTCGGGCCACAGTACGTCGCCAAGCTGGCTGGCCGTGTTGGCCGTACAGGCCGCTTTGACCGGATAGTGCGTACACAGCCACCACAGCAGCACCCACGACAGAAACGCCGTCTTGCCAACGCCATGCCCCGACTTGATCGCTACGCGGTCGTTGTCGCGGATTGCTTCCAGCGCCTCGCGTTGCCACCGCTGCGGGGTCGCGCCAATGATGGTCCGCACAAACAGCGCTGGGTCTTCCCGTAGCCGCAGCAGGGCGCGCTGTTCGTCGGTCAGCTGATCCAGCGCTGGCAGCGCGGCGTCCGGGGCGGCCGGCTCGGCCGGTACAGGCGCAGGAGCGGTCGGCTGTGCGGTGGCTTTGGGCTTGCGGGGCTTGCGGGGCTTAGCCATGACGGCGGACCTCCGGTAAAAAAATGCCCCGACGGCCAATGTGGGAACCGCCGGGGCCAGTGCAGCAGCGTTGAACTTGATGGGAGGACAAGTCGGGCCGCAGACGCGCAGACAAGAGAGATAACGGAGGAAAGCTCAGCGCGTTTCCGTGGTGTACCAACTTGTGATGGGTAACGTCAAGCATTGTTTTTCGGGCCGTATCCGTTGCGCTCTGCCCAGGCGACGACTTCCGCCTCGCAGTAGTGGACCGCAGAGCGGTTGTCCTTGACGCGGGGCAGCGGGTCGATGCTGCGGCGGGCGAGCTTGTTTAGCGACTGCAGGTGCAGGCCAAGGTATGCCGCCGCTTCGGGGCTGCGCCAGTTGTACGCTTTGTCGGCGCGGACGATCTCCGGGTACACCGGGCGTGGGCCGGGGCGCGGTACGTCGCCAACGAAGAACGCGCGGTAGTGCTGGTCCACCCAGTCGATGTAGTACGCGCGCTCCTGCGGCGATAGCTGGTGGAACGGTTTGTTGAACGCTGGGCGGGGCGGTCTATTCGCCATGGCGTAGCAGCTCCGATAAGGCCAACGCGTTCCAGACCACAGCGTCGTCGTGGCAGATGTCGCCCCACTGTGTCGGCTCGTCGGTAATGACGTCGTCGCACAGCTCGAACGCATGGCGCAGCAGCGCGTCTTTGTAGCGCGCGGGGTCCGGTACGTTGCGCCAGTTGTCACGGCCGTACTGGGCCGCTCCGTGGTCGTTGCGCCAAATCGTGCGCAGGAGCGCGTCGCGGCCCGGCAGGCGGACCAGGCCGGACCATTGCGGCTTGTCGGCGTCGTTTTTGCGGAAGGTCGTCATGGGGCTGTAGTGGTCCTGAAAAAACGAAGGGGGGGGGTGTGGGGGCGTATCAAATAATAAGTACCGGTCGGTCTGCGCGCGACGGGGGGGGTCTAGGGGTCGGGGTCGTCGTCCTCTGCCGCCAAGGCGTCCACCACGGCCAGAGCGTCCCTCACGATGTATCGTTTGCTAGTGGCAAGGCGCGATTCCACTTCCGGGTCGCCGCTAAGTGGTTGATCCGGCTCGATAAATCCGCGCGCCATATTGGGTTCAATGGGCGGCCGGTGTCCGGTTTCGTGCGCTTCGCCGTCGATTACGCGGCCCAGGTCGCGCAGCGCGCCGGTGAGTGACACGTTTATATTCGTCTGTTGCTCGTTGCCGCGCCACTGCGGGCCGCCCATGCGCTCAAGCCAGAATTTCGCCGCTGCCGTGTCGCCGTCTTCGGTGGCGCGCTTGTACAGGCTATTCGCCACGCTGGCCGACGCGCCTATTCGCGATCTGGCGAGACTCGCCCGCCCGTCAGGCGTATTTTCGAGCCGAGACTGGAACCGGGCCGCCGTCATGCCCAAAAATTGTGCAATCTGTTCCTGCGTGCAGCCGACCCCGCTTAATCTTTGTGCATCAGCCAGCTCGTCCGGTGTCAGGCCGCCGGGCGGCGTTGCGTTGTCATCCGTCATGGCCGGGCCAGCGCTCCGGGTCTGTTAGCAGTAGCAGACGCACGGCCAGGGCAGCGATGGCAGGCACCGGCGTTTCGTCCAATTCCCAGCGCCGATAGGTCCGGCCGGTGACGCCAAGCGTGGCGGCCAACTGGTCGCCGGTCATGCCTAGGGCGGCACGGGCCGCGCGTAGTTCTTTCGATGTCATGGCCGGGATTATGCCAGAACGTCACGCAAAATCAATTGATAAAACTGGTAACAAAACTTGTTGTCGGTTGTGTCAGAATGTCATAAGGATAGTGCACACAACAAAACGGAGTTACCGACATGACTAAATTTATTTACGCAAGCGACGCAGGCCACGGCTGGATTGGTGTTCCTGAGTCATTGCTTGTAGAGCTGAATATTGACCACGCGATTAGCGACTTCAGCTATTATGATCGGCAGCCTAGTGGCAGCACTGTCTGGGTTGAAGAGGACGGCGACGCAATGCTGTTTGTCGAGGCTTACAGGGCGCGTTTTCGTAAAGAACCGGACTTTATTGACCGCAACGACGGCAACTCTAGCCCCATTCGAAACTTGCGCTCATGGCGCGGGACCAGCCTATCGTGGAAAGCGCAATTTGCAATGGTCGAGGGATTTAGGGCGCAACAAAGCGCTGCCTAGACCTACTAACAACAACCCGGCGCGCTGGTAACTCGGCGCGTCGCACCGACCAACATGGGAGAATTTACCAATGCTTAAGACTTTTGTGACATGCCTCGCCGCATACAATAACGGCTATCTCCACGGCCGCTGGGTCGAGGTAACGTCCGACCCGGACGACCTGCGCGACGCCATTGCGGCCGTGCTTGCCGATAGCCCAGCGCCCGGAGCCGAGGAGCACTTTTTCACCGATTATGATACGGCGCTCAATATGTCTGTCCCGTTCGGCGAATATGAGTCGATAGAGACGCTGTGCGAGTTTGTCGAGGCGGTCGAGCGCTGCGACGACCAAGACGCTTTTGCCGCTGCTTACGGCGAGTTTTACGGCGAAGGGCTGGACAGCGTGGTTGACCGCGCGGACAGCTGTTACAGGGCCGACACGTTCCAAGACTTTGCGGACGAATGGGCAGACGAGTTGCTGTTAACCGACGTCCCAGAACCGGCGCGCTACTACTTCGACTATGACGCCCACGCCCGCGACCTGCGCCCCGATTGCGTCGTAGTGGAAGGCCCAAGCGGCTGTTTCATTTTCACGAATTAACCAACCAACAACAACCCGGTGTGCCGTCTTTACGGCGGCCCGCCGCACCATGGGAGCTTATGACATGACTTACGAAGACCGCATTGACCAACTGGTCGAAATTGTTACTGCCGCCGCCGACGCTAACGTTGAATATAAGACGACGCACGAAGACGCGCTCGACGCCTACACGCATCTGCCGTTTGAAGGCGACTGGGATTACCACAACTGCGACCAAAGTGTTGCAGAGCGGGCGCGCGGCCTTGGCCTGGCCGTCCCTACATTCGACGAAGACCGCTTCGGGGAAGCATGCCTGGTGCGCATATCCTGGCGCTTCGATAGCCAATATCACGGCGGCGAAGCAGATGACCTGGGCGCGTTCCCTATCGGCGAAATTGAAACGCATGTCGACCTTGCAGACTTGCCGCAGTGGTTCACTGAAAAAACACGCGCTGAACAACGGGCAATCATTGATGACGTGAACCGCGCAGGCGGCGACCATTACGTGCAAGGCACAAGCGACGGGGTAAACCTGTTTATCTACAGCACAGTGGACGCCGCTGCTTTCTATTCGCTGTCCGACAAGGCGATCCGCGAAGCGCACGCCGAGGTGTTCGCAGTGGAGGCCGCAGCATGACAACCCACCGGGCCGTTATGGCCGCCTGCACCGGCGCATTGCTGGGCGTGCTCGTTTGGTCGCTGCACGTCTGGGCGCTGACCCCGTACTGACCAACCGACGCAACTTGAAACACCGCAAAACTTTTTTGGAGCACACCATGACTGACGTATCTGTAAGAATCCGGGCGACCGGCAACACCGTTTCCATGCAAACAGACGCAATCGCGTTTCACCACTTCATGGACGCGGTGTCTCACCAAATCGACCAACTGGAAGACGCGATAGAGCCGTATCTCGACGACATAGAGAACGCGCCGGAGAGCGTGCAGGCTGCCGCGTTTACGTGGTGGCGGCTGAAGCGCATCGCCGTGCCAATGGCGGACCACTGGGCGGACAAGTACGGCGAAGACGTGCTGTCCCCCAGCGGCGACACGGAGCACTGAGCCAATGCCCGGCCCCTATACCGCTCTGGCCGATTTTACGGCCGCTACAGGCCGTTTCTACGAGATAGGCTGTTACGAAGACCCAGACGCGGCAACGGCCGCTGCAGACGACTTTCTGGACGACTGGGACGGCGAAGAACGGCTGTCCTGCGTACTGGTCGAAGACCGCGACGGGAACGCCATTTACGACGCTGCGCCGAGGCGGCCAACGGAGACGACGCCATGACGCTGCGCAGATTGCGGCTACGCTCGCACAGCCGCCGCCCCGAGGTGACTATCACAGCCGACACGCTGAACTTTAGCGCGGCGTTCATCCAGCAATACGGTCTGGCCGATAAAACGCACGCAGCTTTTTTTGCCGACGAAACGGAGCCGCTGCGCGTTTACTTTCGGTTCCTTGACGGGGCGGAAGACGACGCGTTGAAGGTCAGGCCCGCAAGTCAGTCTAAGCCCAGCCTTGGCCGGGTCGTCGCGGCGCGGCAGCTGGCCCAACACTTCCCCGCGTTGGCGTCCGCCGAGCCTAGAACGCGGGCGAGTGTGTCGCGGTGCATGTCCAGCATGGCGTTTTATGCGGACCTTGTGCCGGGCTTCGGGTGCCTATCGGGGCGACATGACGCGACGGGCAATATCCCGCGACACGCGACCGGGATTTATCGCTACACTGACCAAGGCGAGGCCGTCTACATCGGTCGCGGTAAAATCGCGGCGCGGCTAAAAGCGCCGGAACGTGGCGACTGGTCGTTTGATTGCGTCGAATGGACCGCTATCGGCTGCGAGCGAAGCGAAATTGCGGCGGAAGCGCACCACCTCGCCGAGTTCGCCAATCAGTGCGGACGGCTGCCCCGTTACAACCGCGTCGCCGGGTTTGCGTCCGAATAACCAGCTGGGACACTTGGGACGCTTGGGACGGGTCAAAAATCGGTTTGCGACGGTTAGGCCCGTCCCTTCTCACATTACTACTATATTACCCGTCCCACCCGTCCCACTTAAAAAAAAGAAACTATAACAGGCACTTGGCCCCAAAATCAGCCGTCCCAACACCCGTCCCAACGTGTCCCAACGTGTCCCACTTTCGAGACAAACGTCTCATTTATCAACCCCAGAGCGACCCACCGTCCACAATCTCGCCCCGCAGGTTGTCGTCCACCGCGTCTGGAACACCCTCGCCGCGTATCCAAAACCGCGCTTGCGTCCCACCGATACGCGTTTTTTCCTGCCGCCACCCGCCACGTCGCAGCTGTTCGGCCTGCCCGCCACCCCGGAACGACTGCCCCGTTAGATGCCGCACGATGTCCGCCATGGCCTGCCCACGTATCGCCACGGCACCGGGCCGCTGGTCGGCGTGCTCGTTCAGCAGCTCCACAAACGGCGGCACTAGCGATTCCTGCACCAGCGCCTTGTCGGGCGTCTCAGGGGCGCGCAGCGGCAACGGTGCGTCCGCATACGTGCGCAGGTGCGCCGCAATATCGGCCAGGCCCTGCGACGCTTTGCAGAACATTGCGAACTGCAGATAAAAGTCGTCCGGCAGCGCCTTGGCCGCCGTGCACACAATCGGGTAAATCCGCCGCTCGTTTGCATCGAAGGGCAGGCCGCCCACGCTGTTGCTGTTGAACCAAAACCTATGATGCGCCCGGACCATCTGCTTGTCGCGGCCCTTGAGTTCCATCATCGTCTGCTCTTCCGTGATCGACGACTTCAGCGACTCAAGCGCCGTAAACGCGGACTGCGACACGTCTAGCGTCTCTTGGCAGATCACCAGCGACTTACCCGCCAACCATCCGTTGAACTTGCCGGTTAGCTGCCCCAGCGTCTCCAACGAAGCGGTCGCCGGGCCGTAGTGGAGCATACGCACCGTGTCGGCCAGCAGCGACTTACCGGTGCCGCGTTCCTCGCTGATTAGCAGTATCGCCCAGCGCATGCGCTCGCCATCGCGGAACAGGCTGCACGCAATCCAATGCAGCAGGTTATCAGCCACGTCCAGGCGGTCGCCGCACAGGAACAGCACCAGCTGCCGGAACTTAGCCACGGCCGCGCTGTTCGGGTCGCCAACCGCCGCCCATTCGATTGCGGGATTCGGCCGCCACAGGTTCAGCCGCGCCACGCCGTGTTCATCGCGGCAGATAATCGGCTCGCCGGGCAGCACGTCCGTACCGCGCACAATCGTTTTTTCCGGGTCGTCCTTGTAGAGGTCAATCCAGCGCAGCCGCTTCACGTCGCCTTTGTCGGTGAGTTCCGTGTCGTGGAAATGCCGGTTCACGGTCTCCCACGACCGGTGCGACATGTACTCGCCCGTCCGCGTGTCGATGTAGCGATCATTCCGCGCGTCGAACACTGCGCGCTCTGCCCGCCATAGCTCATACGTCAGCGCGGCGTCCGGTGCGTCGGTGCTCGCGGGCAGCTGGTCGCCGGGCCTGCCCCAGCGCGCCACGGCTGTTTCAATGAACCCCTGCACCTCACGCGTCGTCTGGTCGTACGTGTACCCCGGCAGCGTCCATTCGGCCGCCCGCGCGTGTATCTGTTCGTCCGGCACGCCACGCTGCACCCAGTGCGCCACCAGCGCCAAGCCGTTGCTGTGCCAGTTCACGCCTTGGCGTATCTGCTGCTCGCACGCCGCCCAGTCACGGTCGCTAGGGCCGCCACTGCCAGCCGCCTGCAGCGCCATTGCCGCCGGGTCGGCCGGGGCAGCCGGTGCAAGCGCAGGTGCGCCCGCCCAACCGGCGCGCAGGTCCAGCAGGTCTTCCACGTAATATTCATGCTGCCAGTGCGGATAGTCGGGCCACGGCTCGCACAGCACTGGGGCCGCCATGCGCCCGTTGTACGTGCCGGGCAGGCGCAGCACGCGGCTAGGGTTCACCGCAGCGCGGTCCCCGCCAAGCTCGCCCGCCAGGTGTTCGTTCACGCGGCGCACTAACGCCATGTCGTCCGCTGGGTCGTCCAAGCGCCAGTATGCGTGCAGCCCCGCCCCGCTGAACACCACGCTCGACGGCGGCATGGGCAGCGCAGCCAGTTTGGCAACCACGGGCGCAGCGGCGGCACGGGCCGCGTCGGGTGCGGTGCTGGCCTTGTCGTCTTTGGCGATCAGGTCAATGTCCACCCACGCACAGGGCAGCAGCTGCGCGGTGTCATTACGCACCGGCGCGCGATCCCGCATAGCGGCGAGGCTATACGTTAGAAACTGCGGCGTGGCGGCGGTCGCGGGCGCGTCCGGCATGGCGGTCAGTTCGTCAGCCGTGCGCCACGCGCTCCGCTGTGCAGCCGCGCCGTTCGTCAGGTCGCGCAGCTCGATAACCAGCCCGTCGGGCAGCCCGTTCCGCCATAGCTCACGCAGGTGCGTGGCGGCGTGTCCCATTAGTCCAGCGTCCTGAAATTCTTGGCCTCGCGGCGTTTCAGCGTCTTAATGATCCGGCGGACCGCGTTGCGCTCCCGCTCCGGCAGCTGCCACCACTCGCGCAGCATCTGCATGCTGATACGCTGCAGGTCTTTGCTGATCGGGTGCGTCGCCGGGATCGACAGGTCGGCCACCAGCTCGTTCACGCTGCAGTCAAACACGGATGCAATCGCAAGCAGCTGCTCGACGCCCATGGCGCGTTCGCCCGCTTCCCAATGCCACCACGTCCGGCCGCTGTAGTCACCCGCACGCGCCGCCGCTTCGCCAGCCGTCATGCCGCACGCAATGCGTTTCTCGCGAATACGGTTGCCCAGCTCGATCATGTTGGCGGTGCCGCACTTGTCGGCCCAGTGCCGCAGCGCCGGGCTAACCCGACGCGGCGACTCCAGTTTGCTGTTCGTTTTTCTTGGCACGGCGCGACCCTAGAACGGAATCTCGTCGTTCAGCGTGTCGCTCATACCGCCGCTAGGCGACTGCGGCACGGCAACGCCCGACGCCAGCATCGCTTCCGTGTTCGTCCCCATGGGCCTTGCGGCAGGCGCGGCTTCCGGCAGCAGGAACGGCGCTTGCGTGTTAGGGTCGCACGGAATGCGGCCAACCAGCGGTTCCACGATCCCGGACAGGTCCGGCGCGTCGGGGTTCAGCGCTGCCTCGCCGGTCGGGTCAACCAAGCCTTTGAACGTCAGGGTCGGCACTTTCACGTTGCCACCGGCACGCGTCTGGATCGTGCTGGGCTTGTCGAGTTCCCAAACCGGCGACCAGTCCGCTGCGCGGAACGTCCGGCCCATCAGCTGCTTGACGTTTTGCATGGCCTGCCGCAGCTGGATATTCGACGTTACAGTTGAAGTCGCGAACGTAGCCTGGTGCCACTGCCCCGTGACGAACAGCATGCCGTCAATCGCAAAACCGTCCTGCCAAGCTGGCGCACCGCTGGCACGGTCCGGGTAGCTGGTCAGGTTCGACGGCAGCCGCTGGCCCAAGCCAAGATACGCTGCGTGTTCCTCAACCGGGGCGGGCTGGTCGTCGGACCACGCGGTTTTGGTTTGCCGGAACGTCGGCAGCGCGGCGCAGAACAGGCTGCCCGTGATGTCTACTTCTTGGTCGCCGGTCAGCGGGCGGCAGTACCAACTGCCCTGCTTGAACTTAACAAACGGTGGGCGTTCCGCCGGGCCGCCGTCGAGGAAGTCGAGGTTAAAATCATCCAGTCTTGCTATTTCGCTGTTCATCTGTTCAGTCCTTGTTTTCTGTAACAGTTAAGCGCGGGTATCCATTGCCCCGACGCATGTACGGGCTGAGGTCCAGCCCATCCGCTTCGGCGGCCTCTCGGTCGAAACTTTCCCGACCCTTCGTCACGCTGTAGCGAATCTTGTAGCCCGGCGTCTTAGCGACGCTGGTGCCGTGTTCTTCGAGGATGTTCCGTATCCGGTCGCCCAGCGCTTCCTTGCTGCGCTTGGCTTCCGCTTCAGTTATTGCGGCCGTCACCCGGTCCCGCGCTAGGTCGTCCAGCTCGTCGAGCAGGTCCGCCGCCATGGCAGGCTTGTCCGGGTCCAGCGCTCCAACCGTCGCTGCCCGTTCGGCCGAGCACTCCATATACAGCGCGCAGTCCTTACATTCCGCCCCGCCCGCTGCCAGCCCTTCGGCCGGGAGGTCGCGGTAGGTCTTTGCGGCATGGGTCAGCTGGGCGCGGCGCAGCAGTTCACGCGCCACGACCGGGTCGCGGGGTATCTCAAATATCGTGATGTCGGCGTAGTCGCTGGCGTCGATATATATGAGCAACGCCCGCTGCGGCTTGCTGTGGTCGAGCCGGTGGCACAACTCCATGCCGAATTGGCACTGCGCGACGTGGGCGGGTTTCGGGTCGTTCAACACTACGCGGGGGTCGATGGACTTGATCTCCAAGTACACCACCTCGCCAGTGTCGCCGAGGCGCATGAACCCGTCCGGGGTGGCACTAATCCGCAGCGCTTCATCGCGCAGCGTTTCTTGGCGGTCGCCTATCGCGGTAAACCAAATGTCCTGCTGCTGTATGATGCGAAACTCGCGTTCGATACGCGCGAACACCTTGCACAGCCATTCTTCCATCGTGTCGCCGCGCACGGTAAAGCCGTTGCCGGTCCATTCCGCCGCGTCTCGGGTCTGGCTGTATTTCAGCGCGCGTTGGCACCGGTACACGGTAGACGCGCTCACGTAGGCGTTGCGGTCGTGCTCCCAGGTCTTCGGTGTCGTCAGGTGCGCTAGTATTTGTTCCCTAAGCCAAGCTCCTGCCATGTCAGGCGCGGCCAGTTTCGACCCCAGTTCCTTAGACATTCCTGCGTCTCCTCTAGGCTGCGCGCCATGGCCCAATAGCCACCTGCGGCTTGGATGATTTCGCCAACCACGCGCTGTTCGGGAGACAGCCGACCCTTCGCGGCTTTCAGCTCGATGCAGAGCAAATCGCCGCCGTGCAGGATCGTGATATCGGGCCAGCCCTTGCGCAGCCCGTGCCGCTTGATCGTCTGTTGCGCCTTCCAGCCGCGACGGCCTTCATTGACAACCGACGTCCAAATCAGCGGCTCTCCCAGTTCGCGTTCAACAAAGCGCAGCCAGTCGGCGACTTGAGTATGAATTTGGCTTTCCGACTGCTTCATGGGGGCGGTTCATAGCGCAGCTAAATTACAAACGCAAGGTGAGTGTGCGGGTAAAGTTGACTTTCTGCATTTCCGGGCGTAGCTTACCCGCACAACAGCAGGGAGCGCCGCAATGAGACGCCACCTATTGCCCGCCGCCATCGCCATTGCAGGCGCTACGGCGATCAGCCAAGCCTACGACGCGCTGGCACAGCAACTCGCAACGCCGCCGGAGCATTGGCTGCCGGAACTACTGAGCGCGGGACCAGAATCAGCATTTTGGCTCTACGTCGGTGGGTTGGCAGCGGGCGGCAACGCCACGTATTTCGCTGCAACCGGCGAACCGCTGTACTGCGAAGCGCACCATATGGACGAGGTCGAGCGCACGCGAAACGTGATCCTCGACTTCATCGTACACATCGAGCTGAACGAATACGCGATCCTCGAAGCGGTCGTCCCGGCGGCCTTCGCGGTGGCATATCCGTGCGCAGGAGCGGCCGGGGGTGCGCTGTGACCCCACGCATCGCCAACAGCACCGACCCGCTCGTAACTCGCCTGCGCAAGTACATTGACGCCAGCGACGCCGCACAGCAGCCCGTCGAACACGTCTGCCCTGCCATCGAAGCGGAAATCGCCGGAGTGCTTGATTATGCGGTCGGGACTGATATACCGGCGCGCGAACTGCTGGTGCTCGAACTGCACGCCCGGTCGCGCAGGCCGCTTGTAGCTGCAGCGATTAACGGGTTTCGCGACTTACCGGCTGGTTCTTAGGTATTTTGTTGACGTGTCACGCTGCCACGACTAAATGTTGTTTTGTGTACCTAAGAGAGCGGCAAAACGCTCCGCGAACACTGCAACATATTGGGAGTCACTTCTATGGCATACGATCAGCAACGTGCGGCTGCTTTTGCGGCTCGCCTCAAGCGCATCATGCGTGACCGCGATCTAACGCAACTACAAATCCAACGCAGCACCGGACTGTCGCAACAGGCCATATCTGGCTGGGCGCGCGGCCTGCACCTACCACGCGGCCGTAGGCTGCAAACGCTTGCGGACTTCCTGCAAATGGACCCGCGCGAACTCTGCCCCGAATCCTTCGACGATACGGTGGTTTCTGTCGCGACCAGCAGCATCAATTTCCAGCCCGTAGACGGTCAGCCAGGGTGGTTCATCCTGCGCATCGGCGGCATGCCGGTGGACGACCAAATGCTGCATGAGGTTCTCGAAGCAAACAACCGCTTCAGCGAGCGCAAGAAGAAAGAGGACTTCCAAGATGTTAAGCTATGAGACAGCCGACCGGCCCAGCGCTACGGCCGAGGCTTTCGACCTAAAACATTTGCCCGGCACTACCGACGACCTGCGGGTGGTCTGGTACGACCGCGACACCAACGGCGCGCTGGTACTGTACTACGACAGCGTAGGCAAGCACGCGACACGTCGGGCCGCCGAGGAACGCAAGCGCAAACTCGTCGCGATACGGGACCAACAGCGGCCGCACGTTAAGCTCTGCCCCAACCGCGACCTCTATATGCTCCACGTCTATGTCGGCGACCCGCCGAAACTGCTGCGGCGGTCCCTTGGCACCCGCGACCCGGACGAAGTACCGCGCCGAATGGAGCAGCGCCTTGCAGAGCTTGGCCTTGGCACGGCCGTGGCGCAGTTTACTGTGCAGCAGCTGTTATCGGAATATTTCGACCAGAAGCTGGGAACCGCATCCTACGCGACCCGTGCCAGCTATCGCAGCATCATTGGCAAACTGCGGGACGCGCTTACCGACGACAAGCCGGTGCGCCACGTAACAGACGCAGACTTGACGGCGTATCGGGAGCAGCGCTTGCGGTCGATCAGCCATAACAGCTTTCGCCTCGACGCCGTTGTCTGGAACGCCGCTGTCCGCCACGCGGTCAAAACCAAGCGCATCAAGCAAACCGACGCGCCGCCTCTGATCGACGTCGCCAAGCCGGTAGTTCACGACAAGCTGGTCCTGACCAAAGACGACTGGGCGACGGTGCTGGACTACGCCGAAGCATGGCGCACCAGTGGCGGCTACTACGGCGACCGCAATCGCCTGTCGTCGTTAGAGCTGTACCTTTGGCTGGTCCGCTACACCGGCGCGCGCGTCGGCGCTCTCATGGACCTAACGTGGGACCGTGTGGACATGTCTCATGACGTGATACATCTGCAGCCCAGCGGCATACGCGAGACGTCAAAACGCCGCCCCAGCGTCCCTATCGCGCCGGATTTGCGGCCGATACTCGAACGCGCTGCAGCAGAACGCGAACCAACCGACGCTAACGTGCTGTGGCAGCGGGAGCATATCGGCAGCAAGCTGCGTCGGCTGCGGGCCAAGATGCAGGACGACCCAGACCCACGGGTGCAGGACATGGCAGAGCGACTACACAGCCACGCGTTCCGCCGGTCCTACATCACTTGGGCCGTTGCAGCGGGGCTGTCGCCATATCTGATTGGGCAGGTCACGGGTCAGTCCACGCAAATCATCGAAACGGTGTATGCCGCCTACCGGCCCGACATGGGGCGCAGCGTGGTAGACGCGGTTTAGTGGTGTTCCGCTAATGTTCTCGTGTAACGCTGTGTTTCTGCTTGTAACGTGCAAATTTTACCGAAAAAACCTTGCTGTGCGGTGCGGCATGTGGGACACAACAACGGCCGTTAATTAGGGCGGCACAAATTGGGAGTTAATAATAATGGAATCACGTATCGACCGTTTTGACTTGACCCTAGAAACCGCAGCGAGCCAAGCAGGCTTTCACGTCCTAGACGAGGAATCCGGTTACTTTGAGGTCGAGTTTAGAGGAACGGTTGATCGGCCGACGCTGTTGGCCTTCGTTACTGCAATGCGCACCTACGGCGAGCGCGAGTTACAGTTTGCCGTGTCCGACTCAGGACTTGTCGTCGCGCATAGTTAATTGGTCTGGTAGTTTGTAACGTCGTAATCACAGACACTTAACTATATCTCACGGCTTTTCCGCGTGCTGTCCATAGCAATCCGCTGGTGAAGCCAAAGAAAAGGGCCGGGACGCTGCAACGCTCCGGCCCTTGTCGCTTCTAGTGCATCACTGTCGCATCTTGGTCGGTTTGATACGTTGTGACCGTGATTTTGACCATTTCCGACCCGATATAGGCGTTCATTTCGAGGTCCAGGCCAAGCAGCACAGCGTTCTCGACCATCTCCGCGATAGTGTTTCCACGTATCAGGTCCGCTTCTGCGTCGTCGTCGTGTTCGGAATCGGACACGGGGTGCAGGTCATCGTCAGTCATCGCAAATGGCGTCCCAGGCGGCGTTATGGGCTACGATAGCCCGGAGCGTTTCGGTTGTGTCGTCTGTGCTGCCGGGGATCGGCTCGAACACTACGCACGCTACAGACAGCGACGGCGGCGGCAGGTCACTTGCGGAGTCGGTCTTTGTTCCGCAGCTCGCTAATAAGATCGTCGCGGCTAAGTAGATCGGCAGACGCAGCGTCGTGTTTCGCGTCCAGGGCATGAGCAGCGGCCTCCAGGTCGGACTTGCGTTGCGCCTTTTCTGCGGCGCGGCGTCCACTGCGGTACGCCAACCCCGATTGGATCAGCGCACCAACAATGATACGGACGATTTGTAGGGCGGTCTGCACTACCCAATGCGCCGGTTCGCAATGATGCGTCCCCAAATCGCAAAGCCAGCCGCGCCGATGCCAACTGCGTTCAGCAGCCAATCGACAATGGCGGCTTGGTCCGCAGCGGTGACTTCCGCGATGCCGGTCTGCGCCGCGACGCCAGACACGGCCATCACGATAACGCCCAGTACGGTGCGGGACTGCCACCACGGCTTGGTTTGGTTCGTTGTCTCGTTCATGGTGTACTCCTTTGTTGTCGTTAGTTACGGATGTTGAAAAACGCACCGGCGGCCAGCGCGCCCAGCGCCGCAACGGTCGCCACGCGCGCGACGGTCTGCCAAACGGTCCGCTTGGTCGCGCGCCACGCTGAGATGAGGCCTTTCAAGTCGTGTATGTCGGCAGCGGTCTGCGCGTCGTCCGGGTCGAGGCCCATGCGGCGGAGCGTCTGTTCGACCGCTTCGGCGGCCACTTGTCGGAGCTTGTCGTCGTCGGTCATGGCTACAGGGTTCCTTGATAGTCTTCCGCGAGTGACAGCACGCCGGTCGTGGGGAGGGCGGGAGTGGTGGCAAGCGAGGTTGGCCCAGTCACGACCCTCGTCGGCGGTGCGCTGGAATAGGCGCTGGTTTGCAAATAACTTTGCGAGCCTGCCTTATGGGCGAGGTAGCTGTACAGCCGCGCTTCGTCATCGCTCGAAAGCGTACCGTGAACGATCACGATCTGGAAGTAGTTCGCGTCAAGGCGGCGGGTATTTGTGAAGCTGTACCCAAAATAGGCCGCTTGATTGCTAGCTACTGTGCTTGTGTAGGTTGAAGACACAGCGCTTACAGAGCGCCCGCCGTCAAACGCTATCTCCCACGGGTTAGTCGTGGAAGCCTTGAAGTCTATGACGGCGGGGTTTCCTAGAAAGTTAGAACTAGAACCCGATCGGTACGTTGGCGCGATGGGGTCAATATACCCCCAACTGGGAGGGTAGCTGGCAAATTCTTGGGCCGTCGTTTTCCAGTATATGAATGCACCCGTGTTCGTGTTGCCGGTGTCGCTGCTGAACAGCGGGGCATATTGGTCAGTGCCGCTACCGCCGTTAATGGTTGCCGCAATAAACACACGCCAGTCCGAGGTCTGAAGGAAGCTAGGTGTCCCCGCTTCACCGAGGTACGCACCGCTGGCCGTCCGCACGTTGGTCGTACCTACGGTCGGCGAGCCAGTGAAGTTTAGGTTTGCGCCACCCGCCTTATTGACCCACGCTGTCGCGCCGCTGTTACCAGCCGAGCCGCCGTTGACGTTCTCGCCGTCGAACCACCCGACAACCGTTGCCGAGGCGATGTCCGCAGGCGTCCAGTCCACTCTGCTCTCCACCAGCGACCGCCCGGTCATGCCGCCCCAGCGGCGTGTGGGTCGTGTGGTGGACGCCCCGTCACCGCCGAGTGCGCCGAGGCTGAAGACGCCGCTAGTGCGTGGTGTGCTGCTGACCAACGGGCTGGCCCCGATGATGCCGCCGAAGTAGTGTTTCGCGTGCTTGCCCACGGTTAGCTGATGTCCTCATACGAAACGATGGCTTCGAGGTCGCCGCTGGCTGCCACGCCTTGCACTTGAATCTTGTCGTCTTCTTCGAGGTACACAGACCCAGCCAGCACGTCGAGCGACGCCTTGGCCGGAATGCTAATGTTCTTCGCAAGGTGGAACGTCGAGGCGCTGCCAGAAGCCACGCCCTTGATCAGCGTGACCAGCACTTCGTCTGCTGCTGCGGTGTCTACGTTCGCGATAATGATCGTGTTGACCTTCAGAAGTTTGCTGCTGCCAGCCGCGTTTGCTACGAGGTCTTGCGCGGTGTTCGTCACGGTCAAACCGGCGACTTTGCCGTTGATCGTGCCGCTGGTCGCGCGGATGTTTGGTGCTGCCATTTCAGTGTCTCCTTATCCGAGGACTAGCGCCATCGCGGCGGCAATACCGGCGGCGGGGTTATCAACAAATTCGAGTTGGTTGTTTGCGCTGTTTTGCGCGAGTAGCTGCCCAGCGGCCGGTGCGGCCTGCGGTAGTTGCAGCGTGTAGCTGCTTGCGCCGCTATGGTCCGGGCCTTCCAGCGTTACAGCGTGGCTGCCAGCGCTGCACTGCAGGTCCAACTTGCCGTTGTTCGTGCCGTCGCCGGTTGCCTTGATATGGTCGGCCAGCAGGTCGTTCGCGCCAAGGTCCAGAGGCTTGTTTGCGGTCCACTTGTCGCCCGTTACGGCGTAGGTGAACGTCGCGCTGGCACCGTCTACGGTCAGGCCCGCGCCGTCTGCAGCTGCGGCGTTTGCAGCGCCGGATGCAACCACGATGTTCTTGTCGTCCACGGTCAGTGTCGTGCTGTTAATCGTGGTGGTTGTGCCGTCTACTTGCAGGTCGCCCGCAATCACGACCGTACCAGTGTTGTTGCCGACCTGCGCCGGGTCGATGGTGAACGTAGCAGGCCCAGCAAGGTAGCCAGTAAGCGTCGCGTTGCCGGTGATGTTGATGTTACCGGTGCCGGTGATGTCCCGCGTGTTCAGGTCGAGGTGGCCGCCGAGCTGGGGGGTCGTGTCCGACACAACGTCCGTGATGCCTGCGTCGGCAATCCATGCGTAGTCGTTGCCGTTCCAGCTGAGCACCTGCCCGCTGCTGGCGTTGCTGCGGTTCAGGTGGGTATCTACGTCCGCGTCGGTGTAGCCGCCGCCGCCGGACTGCGCGACCCAGTCGTAGTCGGTGCCGTTCCAGCTGAGCACCTGCCCGCTGGTCGCGCTGCTGCGGTTTAGGTGGGCGTCAACGTCGGAATCCGCGTAGCTGCCGCCGCCTGCGGTGCTGGTGATCCAGTCGTAGTCGCTGCCGTTCCAGCTGAGCAGCTGGCCGGTCGTTGCGGTGCTGCGGTTCAGGTGCGTATCGACGTCGCTGTCGCCGTAGCTGCTGGCAGGTGTACCCCATGCGTAGTCCGTACCGTTCCATTGCAGCGTTTGGCCGCTGGTCGCGCTGCCGGTGTTCAGGTGTGCGTCTACGTCGGCCGTGCCAAACGCTACGGTCTGTGCGGTCCATGCGTAGTCGCTACCGGTCCAGGATAGCACTTGGTTCGTGGTCGCGCCGCTGGTGTTCAGGTGGGCGTCGACGTCGCTGTTGCTGTACCCGGCTGCAGGCGTCCCCCACGACAGGTTGCCCGCGCCATCGGTCTGTAGCATCTGGTTTGCGGTGCCGTCCGAGTTGGGCCACAGCAGGCCGTCGAGGCTGATCTTGCTGCCGCTGTACGGGTCGAGCACCAGATTGCCGGTCGTGCTGCTTACCGTGTTGCCGTCCAGCTTGACGTTATCGACCTGCAGTTCCGTGGCGTCGGCGATCTTGCCGTCTTTGTCCACGCTGAACAGGCTGCTGCTGCCAATCTGCAGGTCGATGAGCTTCGACGCCGCCGCCGACGCGGTGTTCGTCACGTTCATTTTGATCGACGTGTAGGTCGTGTTTCCGTCGGACCAGGTGTCGGTCAAGTCATAGATGTTTGCCATTGCGGTGGTCCTTAGAGCTTCAGTTGATACGCTTCTGGCGTGGTGATGATGCCGGTGTTGCGGAGCGCCGTGCCGACGAACGGGCTACGGCCAAGCTGGCGGCCCCAGCGCTGTGTGGGTTTGCCGAGGTCGGCGAGCGCAAGGGAGCGTGTTACTTGGTTGCTGTTAGAGTCGCGGTAGGCAAACAGCACGCGGGTGTGGTCCGCATTGATTGCGAAGTCCCAGCTGTTTCTCTGAGTGCCGATATTGTAGGTCTTTGTCGTGTCCCACGTAATCGCTTCAATTGCGTGCGCGGCAGCCGACGTTCCGGCGATGAAATGAAAGGTTGAGTCTGACGACCGCTCAAACATACCGAACCAACGCTTTCCGGTGATATCGCATATCGGGACAGTTGAGCTTGGAACGAGCGCGTATCCGCTTACGCCCGCGTCTGCGTCCGATGACAGCGTAGTCGTGCTGATCGTTGTGATGTCGCCTGGCGTGGACATAGTCTTAATTGGGGCGCTAGTGTCGGACCCTCCAAATATCTTTGTGCCGTCTGGCGACATACGCTGATATTGCGAGGAACCAGTCACGCTTGTGTGGGTCAGCGATGCAGTAGCGGGGTTGTACGCTTGCGTGAGTGGAATCTGTATCGTCTGATACGGGAGTTTCGATCCTGCACAAATGATGGACATGCCGTTTGGTGCAAAATACGGAGAGCGATAGTCTTGGTTGTACGCGCTGTCGTTTCCAGAATCGCCAAAAAAGTTTTTGTTGTTACGGGTGCCGCGCGTCGAAAAGTCGTAAGGCGTAGACAGTTCGTACCAGCTGAAACCTTGGTTTGCGCCAACAAGCACCGTCGAACCATCATTAGACGTGCCGCCAGCAGCCCCGCCAAAAGAGTATCCATGGTCAAACGTAAGCACTGTATCGGCGGTGTTTACTGCGATAGTCTCGTCGCTGATCAGGGTGCTGTCAGGCAATCCACCGGTCGTCTGCCCAGCATCGGCCACGGCACGCACGCCAGACGTCCGCAGGCCGCCAGTGCCGCCGCGTGGGTCTTGCCCAATTAACCCGCCGTAGTGCCAGCCCTGCGCCATCAGTCCGTGATGACCTCGTAGCTAATCACCGCGTCCAGCGCGTTTGCAGCGCCTGCTTGAAGCCACAGCGCGTCACCTTCTTCGAGGTACAGCGGCTTGTTCAGCACGTCCAAGGTGGATTTCTGCGGCACGTCAATACCGTTCACGATGTAGTAGTCCGCACCGCCGCGCCGCAAGAACACCGACACGGTCGTGTCAGCCGCCGGGCTTGCGATGTTGCTGATCAGGATCGCGTTGACCTTGTACACGTCGTCCGACGCTGCTGCGTTGGTCAGCGTAGCCGCCGATGGGCTGGTTGCGATGTTTGCCGCCACTGCGGTTTTGCCGGTGATCGTGGCGACCCCGACGATGTTAGGTGCTGCCATTGTTCAGCCTCCGAAAATCAGGGCCATAGCGGCCGCTTTACCAAGTGTTGTCACGCCGGTCAGGTTGCTGCCGTCGCCAGTGTAGGTCGTCGCATTCAGCGTGCCGTTTACCGTCACGGCTGCTGTCGGTGCGGGGCTGTAACTGGTGTTGCCCAGCGTGATCGCGCCGTTTGCTGCCACGTCGATCAGCGTGCGCTTTGCGGTGCTGTCGTGGCCGTCCACCCTGAACGCCGCTTGCGTGCCGGTCGTGCCGACTTCCAGCGTCAGGTTCCGTTCCGCGTCGATGGTCGTGGTGGTCGTGCTGTTGTCGTGGCTTACCAGCGTCGGGCTAGTCGTACCGATGGTCAGCCGGTCCGTGGTGTCAGCTACAATGACGTTCGCGGCTTTCACGGCCGTCAGCTTGGTTCCGGGGGCCGCTGCTGCGAACGCGTCGGCCAGCATTGCCGCCACGGCCCGGATCGCGTTGTTCACGCCGCTAGGGGCCATGCCTTCCGCGATGCTAACGCCCTTGACGTCGGTATTTTCCGCGTCGGTTGCGGACAGCTGTGTTAGATCATTCCTGGGCATTTGCGCCTCCAATCATGCCGCCAAAGCGCCCGCCAAGCGCCTGCGTGATGCGGCCAGGTGCGAGCAGGCCCTGCCGTAGCGCGGCGGTCGTTTGCGGGGTCATGTACGGCACACCGGCGAGCTGTGCCAAAAGCAGCGACGGGCTGATCGCAAATGAAGCCCCTGCACCACCAACACGGCCAATATTGTTCAGCAGCATCATAAGTGTGCCGCGATCTATCGTGCCGCTGTTTGGCGTGGTGTTCGCCGTCATGGTCGCCAGCTGGGCGTCGTCCGGCAACCGGGCCTCAATGGCGTCGTTCGAGCCAAACTTCTGCAGGTTTTTCTGCCGTGCGGCCGCGATGCCCGTGATGCGAGGCGCTTCGTCGTAGCCGGTGCGCTGAAACGCTGGGGCGAACACGCCTTTGGTCTCGCGGAATAACGTGTCGGCATTTCGGACAGCGGCTGCGCCAGCGCCAGAAACGCGGCCTGCGTTATCAATGATGTTCCGCTGCAGCATTTCTAGGGCGTTGTAGAGCTGGTTTTCCTTCACCCCGAGAGCGTTGCGCGCTTTCTTGCGCAGCTTGTTTTTGATCTTCAGTAGGTCTTGACCGCTAAGGTCGAACACGGGGACTGGCTTGCCGGTGCTGATTGCGTCAAACGCTGCGCGGACCTTAGCGCCCTTGCCGTCTGAAAGCTCCTCCGCAGCGTCACTCACCGCCTTGCGAATTTTCTTAACAACCTTGCCGTCCAGCGACTCAATAATATCTTTCGCCGACCCGTAGATAAGCTGTCCGCCAAGGTCTTTGACGTTAAGGCCCGCAGCGGCTTCGTCGTAAGCCTGCCGCGACCCTGCAACCAGTTGATCCATGACTTCATTTGCGGACAGCTTGCCCGTTGCCGGTGTGTCGAGTGTCTGTCCTGCGGCTTCCAACGCTTCGCGCGCGGCAATCGGGAAATACTGAGCGTCTGCGCGGCGACGTGCGGCAGCGATCCCAGGGCCGGTCAGCGTGCTAGTCGCCAACTGTTCAATGCGGTTGGTAAGGCTGTTTGCGCCGGTTGCTTGGCCCGGTGTGAGCGTGATGCCTCGGTTAATGATTTCCTTAGCGCCTGGGGCGAGCCGTGGCAGCACCGCAGCGCCGAGGCCCGGAATTGCAGCGCCAAGCCCAGCCCCCACCGCAGCGCCGCCTGCGCGATCCTCTAGCCCGCCTTCCGCGTAGCCAGCGCCGGAAATGCCGCCCTGCACAGCGCCAACCGTGGCAGCGCGCTTTATCGGGCCGGTCGGCAGCACCGCGTCAACGGCTTTGGACGCTTTAGCAATAGGCTGCGCGACAGGCCGTAGTGCCGGGGTTGCCAACTGGCGCAGCTTGTTACCGGCCATTGCGATGCGCCCCGCGCCTGCAGCAGCGCCAGCGCCAGCACCGCCGCCCGTGAACGGCGTAGCAACCGCGGCCGCCAACGTCGGCCCTAGCGCACCGACAATTTCGCTGCCGTATGCGAGGCCCGGATTGCGGGACCGGAACGCGTCAATTTCGTCGCTAATGTCGCCACGGATGTCGCCATAGCTGCGGTCGCTAAATAGCGAGCGAACCCCGGCTTCAACCTCATCGCCGAAACCAAAGCCAGCGCCCTGCCCTAGTAGCGTCCGCAGCGTGTTGCCGACGTCGTTACCAGTGCGGCGCGGCGCAGCCGGTGCAGCTGCAGCGTCGGCAGCAAGCATCGTGCGCACCGCGCTTGCGGCGGCTTCTGGTGACGGCGCACGGACCTTGTATATTTTGCCGTCGGCTCCTTTTACGCGGTAGGTGTCCACTGTTATTCGACCCCTAGCACTTGAGTGACGCCGTCATCGGCTGTGTATAGCGGGTCGCCGGTTGCCGGAGCTGCTGCGGCTTGCTGGGCGACGGGCAAGAGGTTGCCGCCACGCGCAGCATACTGGTCTTGGAATAGCGTCAACCGGCTCTGCTGTAGGTTCTGTGCGCGTTGGATGATTTCTTCGAGTTGGCGCTCAAGCGCTTCAGTGCCTTGTCCGAAGCCCAAGTTACCGCCTGCACTAATCAGGAACTCAATTTCCTTGTCCGACACCGGGCCAAGCGCGCCGCCAGTTGGGCTTTCGTCGCGAATCTGCTGCAGTCGGCTAAACGCGTTTTCTGCTTGGTTTGCACTTAACAACGCGGCGAGTTGCTTTGCCTTAGTGCCTGCCAGCGGGTTTTTGTCCGACGCTGCGATAGCTAGGCCAGTGTCGCCGAGGATTTGCGCCCAGTTCCGAATAAACCCTTTGTTGTTGGCTTCTTCTTCAAGCAAGGCGGGTTTGATTTCGCGGAGTAGGTTCAGGGTCTTGTTCGCGTAGGCTACGATCTTGTCCGTGCTTTCCGTGACGTTCCGCGTGTACTTTTGGTCTTCCTGAAACATCTCGTTGCTTGCATCAACAATCTCGCCCGCCCGCTTAACCGCCGCCTCTGGGTCGGCCTGCTCCATCAGTGCGACCAGCTCTGCCTGCTCCGGGGTCATTAGCCCTTGATCGACGTACTTCTGCACCGCGCCCTGCAGCCCGCTCCCGCCTTCACCGCCCGGCGCGAACTGCTGCCCCATCAGCTGCGAGAACCCTTCGGGGTTCGTCTCGTACAGCGCGCGGGCGTATTCCTGCTGTTCTGGCGGCAGCTGTGCAATCGCAGCGTCAATCGCGTCCTGCTGTTCCTTGGCGTCGTCCATGCCCTCGAACATGCTGTAGACGTTCAGGCCGTTGTTCATCGCCGTGGTTACGTCTTCGCCACCAAGCAGAGACAGGCCAAACGCGATCATGCCAAGGTTCTCTGGCCCGAAGCGGCGGCGCTCTGCTGCAGACAGCGGCTTGGCCTTGCCTTGGTCGATGCGCGCTTCTGCGGTGGCTGCTGCACCGCTCGCAACCTCCACGGCCCCGGTGGCACGGGGGTCGGCCAGTAGGCCAAAGCCGCCTTCGTCGCCGCCAAGGATGCCGCCGCGCTCGCCAGCTACGGTGTAACCCTTGTTGCCTTCAACGCCGCGCATAGCGCCGACCAACGCCCGTTTCTGGTCTTCGGTCATGGTGTTGATGGTCTGGTTCAGGTTGATGCCCATTGCGGCGAGCTGCGCTGGGTACGTTTTGTTCGTGTCAAACGGGTCGTTTGCAACCGGCTCTAGCGCGCCCGTCACGGGGTTGCGCTTCGGTCCCGGCGCGTAGGTTTCCAGCATTTCCGCAACGGTTTTGTCGCCGTTCTCGTCCAAGATAAACCTGTTCATCGCAAGCTGGCCCAGCTCTGGTGTTGCGAAAATCAGGTTGCCGCCGTGGTCGCGGGCAATCGCGCCGTACTTCGCAACGGCCTTGTCAGAGCCAGTCAGGTTGCCGGGGTTGTTGTTGCGTGAGCCACGGTCGCCTTCGCGCCGCTGCACCGTGCCGTCGGACAGCCGTAGCGTCGTGAAACCTGAGCCGCTTTCCAGCAATGCGTTGGGCCGGGCGGGCGCTGCGGGGCGCATGGTCGGCATCGGGATCGCTGGGGCTGCTACGGCTGGCTCTATCGCCAGTGCGGGCGGCATTTGCGCTACCTTAAGCGCTGGGCCGGGGGTGCCGAGTTGCTGGTGCTGCATGGGCTGCGAGAACACGGGTGCTGCACTCATGGCAGCGCCGGTCATGGCAGCAACAGGGCCGCGCAGCTGTGCGCCGCGGTACGCTTGGGTCAGCGGTGCCATGTTGCCCAGCCGGGCCATTTGGTTATTCGGCAGCATGATGCGGTTGCCGGTGGGCTGTACGCGCGACTGCAGCGCGTTTTCTAAAACCGAGAAAGGGCTGTTGCCTCGCATTTTAACGTCTCCCAAACATAAGTGGAGCGGCAGCTAGAGATGCTGCTTTTAGTGGCGCGCCAATAACCGGCACCATTTCCAGCCCCGGCGCTCCGAGGCCAACGTACCCAGCCGCCAACCCGCCAAGCGTGTTCAGCAGGCCGCCGCCCTGTTGCTGTTCTGGGGTGGTTTGCGTGGTGGTTGTGCTATTCGTGAACTGGCGGCCAAGCTGGCTGGCGTTAATCATGTTCTGCATGCGCATTTGCCGTGCCGCGTTCAGTTCCGCGATCTGCTGGCGGCGTGCTTCCAGTTCGGCTTGCTGCTGCGCCTGTTGCGCGTCGCCGATTGCGCCAAGCATGCCCAGCGACTGCAGCTGCATCTGCTGCATCTGCGGGGCCAGCCGTGCTTGGGTTTCGGACGCGCCGGTGAGGCCCTGTGCAATCGACAGTTCGCGCGCCAAGTCGGCCTGTTCGGCTTGCAGCATTGACTGCTGCGCGGCCAGGTCGCGGGCCAGCATGGCGTCTTCGTATCCGGCGATCTGGTTAGCCAGCTGCGCGTCGCGCTGCAGTGCGGCTTGTTCCAGGTTCGACAGCATCCCAGCGCCCTGCAGCTGCCGTGCAAGGTCGGCTTGCTCCATACCGGCGCGGGTTGTGGCAAGGCCAATGTCTGCTGCGCGGTCTTGCTGGAACGCCTGCCCCAACAGGCCAGCGGCTTGCAGCTGCCGGGCGGCGTCGGTCTGCGCTGCTTGCTGCAGTATAGGGGCGGACGCAGCGGTTACACCCCGTGCCGCCGCGTCCGCGAACGCCGTAGAGCCCAGTCGGCCGCTACCAGCGTATAGGTTGTTCACGTTCTGCAGCGCGCGGTTTGCAGCGTCGTCAACAGCAGTTTCGAGGTAGGGCGTGACTTCGCGGGTGGTGAAATCGCGGAATATGTCGTTCGCGATGTTTTGCTGGCCCATTAGGCCGCCGAGTTCGCCGAGGTCGGTGGCGGCGGCTTGCGCGTCCTGCAGTAGCCCGGTGTCGGCGCGGCTGCCAATCATGCCCTGCAGCTGGCCTACGTCGGCTTGGCGGCCAAGCATGCCCATGATGCCGCTAGTGTTGATCGCACGGCCCTGCAGCGCTTCTAGGTTCGACGTGTCAATGGTCGGCAGCGGTTCGTTCTGCGTGCGCTCTACAAAGTCGCGCGTCATGTCGAAGAACCGTTCCTGGTCGCGGTTGGACTCTGCTACGCGGGGGCCGGTGTAGACTAGCGGCTGCTGTGCTTGCGCTTCACGGAACGTCTGCTGAATTTGGTTCTGCACGAATGCAGGCGCGGTGCTGCGCGTCGTCTCGATGGACGTCGTCTGCGGCTGCCTTCTATTGCGTCTGTTGCCCTTGCCTAGACTCACGGCGTAGTTCCTTGTGATAGGTCATGTACGCCGGTTCCCAGCCGTCTCGGGCCAATATCCGCCCCCATGCGGGACGGCCAAAGCCTTCGATAAGGTCGCAATCACACCGGCGTGCGTGCTGTTCTATTTTTTGGAAAGCCTGCTCGACCCAACGGCTTAGCTCTGAGCCGCCGAGTAAATCGACAGCGAGGGCGTTGCGGTTCGGGTAGGAACCCAAGCGCGTGGTATACGCAGCGACGATTGTACCAGAAGATACGTTTGTAACAACCCAGACTAGGTACTCGCCTTCAAGCGCAGCGGCGGCGACTTGCTCTAGGGTAATGCGGCCATGACAGACGTCGATTGCGCGCTGCAGATGCGGAGCGACCAAGCCCCAGACGGACGGAAGAACGTCAGGCCGTACCGGTAGAATTTCGTACCTTGTAGCGGACGTATTGTTGCTGCCGGACCGGTTCTTTGAACGTGATCGTGCAACGGCCTTCCGCCTGCTTCGAGACCGTGGCGTCCCTGGTGTCTGCTGTGACTTTGGCGATTTCGATGCGGCTTGTGTTGGTAATGTCGGGGTCTTTGATTTGGACATACGAGGCTCCGGGGATGACGGGGAAACTAACCCAGGACGGCATATGTGAGCGTTCCTGCTGCTGCTGTTGCAGACGCAAAAGTCACGACGAACTGGCCGTCGCTGATCGTGACCGTGGCGTCGCGTGCGTCTGTGGAAGTCGGGACTATCAGCACGGCCGAAGCGGCGGTGACTTGCGTGTCCGTTACGGTGGTGGTCGTGTCGCCGAGCAGGTAGCTGTGCGTGCCAACGCAGGCGAGCTTGCCGTCGAGGGCTTGATTGACAGCCGTAGCTACGTCACGCGGCGACCCGCCCTGCGGCGGCAGCTTGTTCGCCTGTAACGTCATCGGCGGCCCTGCGCGGTAGCGTCGAAGGAAAACCCATGCGCTTCGGACCAGTTGCCCGACGCAAGGAACTTCAGCGCCATGTAACGTCCCGCTTTACGCAGCGGTATGATGTTCGAGCTGTTGACCGTGGCGACCTGTCCGAAAATCTGGCTGTCAACCTGTCGCGTCCGTGCCGATACTTGCGCGCGGATTTCTGCGTCGGCAGCGCCGTCAATATGCGGAAACACAGACCGCAGCATGGCGTGCCGTGTTTCGACTGGTTCAAACTCGCCGGTCTGCACGGTCAGCGGCAGCGGCGTGCCGGACAGCGTAGACAGTACCGTGCCGTCGGTCGTGTCCTGCGCCAAGGCAAGGATGGACTGGCCGCCCTGGTACGCCGCGCTGTCGAACGAGATGGTCAGGCTGTCGATGCCGCCGCCACGGGTCAGGACGGTGTTGCCAGCGCGGTCCTGCACTTCGGTGCCGTCGCGGGCGAAAATCGTTGCAGACGCGTCGGTGTCGAGGGATTCCAGCGTCCGGCCGACCTGCCGCGTAACGCCAACGGTGGTGTGGTCGATGCGGGCCATACCCCAGCGGTCAAGCGTATAGTCGTAGACCAGCAGCGTGTCGTTGGTGTCGGTGTCGGCGGACTTGCTGCCATAGGACCAGACCACAAGGCTGCGCACCGGGTCGATGGTGCAGGCGATGCGTGATGCGGCGTCGCGGTCGAAGTCGCTGAAAAAGAAGTCGTTGACCCGCTGCGCGCCGATGTTCGCGACCTGCCCGCCCGCGTAGCGGTGGAAGCCGTCTTCGGACAGGTAGTACACCTCGTCGGAGCTACGCGCAGCCACGGACCCCGGGAAGTCGCAGCCGAGGTTCGAGACTTTGTCGAATGTGAAGACCAACGGAGCGCCAACGTATTGCATACGCAGCAAGCCTTCGCGGGTCAGGACCAGCCCGGTTTCGCCGCCGACCAAGCCCGTGACTTCCGAGGCGTCCGCGATGATCTGCGCGTCGGCTTGGTTCGTGCCGATAGTCCAGCTGTCAGCGTCGTCAATCTGTGACCACCGTACTTCGGCTTCGGAGTTACTGGTGTTGCCGCAGACCAGAAAGCGGCCAACGACGGCCAAGTGTGTTGCGTTGGGCGTGGCCGTGCCGCTCGACACTGCCGACACTGCGGCCGGGGCTGCGGTGCCGTCGCTGGGGAAGCGCTGTAGCGTGACAGACGAACCGCCTGCTGCGTACACGTAGCGCGTGCCGCCGGTGGTGGCGAACTCAACGAACTGCCAACGGGGTATGTTCGTGTAGGTCGGGTCGCTACTGGTAAACTCGGCGAACTTGGACTGCAGCGTGTCGAACTTCAGCAGCCGCGATGCCGTGCCGATGTACGTGCGCGCCTCGATGTCTGCGCCCGTGACTTCGACGGTGCTGTAGATGCCGAGGATTTCGGGGATTGCCGTGGTCGTGCCGCCTGTGACCTGCTCCGGGGCTGTGGTGGCCGTGGCGCTGGGGACGGCCGAGAACCCACGCGTGGTCGGGAACCCGTTTATCAGCGCCTTTGCGCCGGGGTTGTTAAGCGACGGCTGGTCGGGCAGCCATTGGCCGAAATCGACCGGCACTAGAACACCGCCTGTTCATTGCGGCGGCGAACCTGCAAGTCCGCGTTGCCGTAGCGTTGCTTGTCGCTGTCGCGGTCGATTTCAGCGAGGCAGCGGGTAAACTGTGCGTCGTGATACACCGAGCGCTGCTCGTCCTGCAGGAAGTCGAACGCCTGCTTCAGCGTG